TCGCTGTTTGTCGTAATCACTTGTAAGTCTATCTAGTTGTGAAATGTACAGTTTTTTAAATTCTTCATCAGGGTTTTCTGAAACTAAACTTTGAATGAATTTTTGATGTGGCTTTAATTCAATGGGGTTCCCGTCTTTAAAAATAAACCTTTCTTTTACCCAACCATCAGCAGGATTGCCAGTGATTAATAATTTTGGTACTACCTTGTATAAATCCAAATTCCACCTTATTCGGGTACTTACTATCTCAAATGCCTTTAATGTTATTTCGGTTGCTTCATCAATAAACCCATCAGTATATTCATTTGAACCAAGCGATGTGAAGTCGGGGTCAGACGGATAAAGAAACAAATCTTTTAAAATTGTTTGACTACCATTGTTCCAATTAATAACGTGCTTTTGTGAGTTGTAGTTATAATGTGTGTTTTGTTTATACCCCATTATTCCTGCAACCTTAAACAATGTTACAAGTGTTGATTGTTCAAGGTTAGCAATTTTCGCCCTACCAATTAACCCCCTACTATTGGGGTACTTCGTGCGCCTGTGGATATGCCAAACACAACCAAGCATTGATTTACCACCACCGGCACCACCACCATAAAGTAATTCGTTAGTTGTATTATCTTCTAATATCTGAAATGCTTTTGACTGCTTTTGTGAAAGTTCAATTATTTCGTCAGCCATTTTTTGAAACCGTTGTTGCTATTGGTCTAACCTATTTATTATTTTATAATTTCCGCACTTGATTTTTCATATTTTGTGCAAAACGCTTTGTCTTTATTTTTCAAAAGTTCATTGCAAATCCATTCTGAATAAATTGCCGAGGCGTGATCGCCTGTCCCGTCCTTTAATTTCCTACCCAACATCAAAGCAATTAACTTATAAGTGATTTTTTTTTGGTGAACCTTTCTGATTAGGTTTGTTGATATGTGTCGCCCGTCTGCATATTGTGGCTCTTGCGAAGCCCTACAATTAATTCCGCATAGTTTATTAACATCAAGTTCTAATGTTTTACAAACGTGTATAATAATCTCATTTGGGCTTTTCAACATTCAAGATGATTTGCGGTGATGGGAGTTGTTCAACCTTTGCTTGGATTTCGGTTGGGATAAGTTTTGCAGCAATCAAATAAAACTCCTTGGGCGATTTCTTTGCAAACGATTCAAGGTTATGTTGTGGGTCTGCCTGCAGTTTATTAAATGTATCAAGAACCACCTCACGAACTGACCGCATAAGCTTTGTTGATTCGTTTACCGCACCAACAGGTTTCCCTTTGTTCCCTTTTTTAAATAGATTTTTTGGCATTCGTATTTTTTGGTAAATTACGAAAATAAAGTACAAAAGTACAAATTATTTTTGAATCACAATTTTCGGTGGAAACCAAAAGTAAAAATGAGTAATATCGTCCATTGATTATTTTCTATTTTGTTATTTCAATAATTTTAACTCCAAATTGCGCTTCAACAAATTTCTTTTTTATTCGGTAAGTTGCTGTTTTCATTCCCTTCACATCAACATATTCAATTCGCCCATCAGCATACGTTACAACGAAGTCGCAAATATACTTACAAACTTTAATATCATTTACAGTACATTGAAAAACAAATTGTCGTTTAATATCCACCACTCTAAACAAAGGCATATCCGCTTTTTTGAATAACACCAGTTTTTTATAATAATTCATTTCCGCTTTTGAATCAAAAACAATTCCTTCGTGTGTGCGTTCTGATTTTGCAGAAACGTTATATTTGTTTTTTCTCATTATGCTACTTTTCTAAGTTTCGTATCTATTAAATCAAATTGCTCCTGCATTGCGCCAATCGTTAATTTATGGTAATAATCGTAAGTTGTTGAAATTTTTTCGTGTCCTAAAAATTCTGAAACATAACCGTATGAAGCACCATTGTCTAACAAATGCGTTGCCCTGCTGGACCGCATCAAATGTGGATGAACTTTTTTATTAATCCCTTCTTTAATTGCCGTATATTTAATAATGTTTTCTATTGATTTTGCAGAGTATTGAGTATTGCCACCTTTATCACCATTGAACAAATAATTAACTGGCTTACATTCTAAATAATACTTTCGTAATAAGTCAATCAAACTTTGTGGAACCGTTATAACCCTGCTTTTGCCAAACTTGGAATCAACTATTGTTATTGTCCTGTTTTTGCTGATGTGTTCAATTTTCAAATCAATTATTTCTTGCCTCCGTAATGCACCCCAATACGCAACGTTTATAACAGCTTGTTGTTTAATGTAAATCTTCGCATCACACATCTTCATACATTCGTCAAACGTTAATACATTCGGAGTTTTAATTGGGTTGCGATGGTATTCTAATTTTTTGCATTTCACCGGTTGCCCTAAATATCCGTAAAACCTTTTTGCTGTGGCAATAAATGAATTTATATAACTTGCTGAATACTTTTGTTCAACTAATTTCAAAATATATTTTTCAATTTCTGCTGTTGGTATATTCTTTGGCGAATCGTATTTTTTACAAAACCCCAGGAACAAACATAGATGAGAATGATATGTTTTGGCGGTTTTTATATCGCCTCCAGTAATCATTATTTTGTCTTTGAACCAGTTTGCAATTCTAAGTATATCCATTTTGAATGTATTGATTTTGTTAAGTTTATATTGATAATGCTTTAATATGGTAGTTATACGCAAGCACTACATTCGTTCTCCGATTAAGCATTGTCTGTAATTTCCGTTTTAATAATAATTTTTTTTTCTTCCTCCCTCTTTGGTTTTTGCAAAACCATAAAAGATTTTACACACTCTGCTAAATACAACGCAATGAACGGAACAACTGCATTTCCTAATCCTGCAAGTCTGTCCACTTGGTTGGGTATCCCATCACTTTTTCCACAAAGCAAGGGTTGGGTAATAATGTTTTGTCCTTCACTTCCCCATTCGTTAAATCTAAATACCATTTCTTTAGTGTCCACCCCAAATTCACCCCGAATTTTACTCCACTTTTCCGAGTTCTTAAACCTCTCCACATCAATAAAGGCGTTTCCCACCCTACTTGAAAGCTCACCGTATGAGTTGGGGTAGGCAATAATGTAAATTCGTTCTCTGATATGTTTAAATCCAAATGTTGTAGCTGAAAGACATTGCCATTCCGCATCATACCCGATTTCGGAAAGGTCGCATAGCACTCGTTCAAGTCCACGAATAGCGAGCATTGGGCTGTTTTCAATGATGAGGTAGTCAGGTCTAAGCTCCCTACAAATGCGATACATTTCACCCCATAAGCCGCTTCTGTGTCCTTTAATTCCTGTGGCTTTTGTGTTGCAGGTGCTAATGTCTTGGCAGGGGAAACCTCCTGTGATAATATTTGTTCTTTCGGGGTTTCGGAGTTCTCTAATGTCGTCATATTGTTTCGTGTTGGGAAATCGTTTTTTAAGTAAGTTTCTATTCCATTCTTTTATTTCACAGTTCCAAAGTGTATCAATTCCAGCCCAAGCCATTCCGAGTTCAAATCCACCAATACCAGAGAAAAGTGAGCCGTGTGTAATGTTGGTTTTTTCAAAACCATTTTTGCCATCGCACAAAAAAAAATTATTATTAAAACTACCTTCCATCTTCGTATTGAGCTTTATCGTAAATCACCGTGCCAGCGTATAACAAGGCATTAAAAGAAACCCGCTCGGTTAATTGAGCAGTAGTTCTTCGTAGGTGCTTTAGTCGGTTAATCATCATTTGTTCTTCGTATCAGCAGCGGGCTTCTTTAATGCCCATCCGTTACCTGCAATGCCTACCGAAATTCGTGCGTTTCACAAGTGTTATAAAATTCCTGTAAAGTATCCCACGGAGATAGTTCACCTTTTTCAAACCCTTCTTTATGCTTCGGGTGGTTGCATTGGTGGTGCGTCTTTCCAGCAATTTTAAACGCTGAACTTGCGTGTTTGCAATTGTAGCACTTCGGTTTGGCAGATGGCACAGCAGGTAACATAGGGTTAAATGTAATTGCTTTTTTGCCTTCGTTCTTCGTATTTAATTTTGTCATAATTTTGAAATTTAGTAATTCTATTTTAGTTTTTCGGAGGGCAAAAAATCAACTACATTAACCCTCCGAACGTTAGGCGTAATTTAGTTTGACGTTGCCATAACAATATCTCGTTCATCGTTTATCTCAAATCCATAGTGCCACGTTTCTATTGCGTTTTCAGTCAGTCCATATGTAACTGAATTAAATGGTCGCAATGAAATACCAGTTACTAAACGTGGCTTTTGTTCTTTATCAGTTTTGAGATAAACGGTTTGTTGTATCATAAATTCTAATCGGTGTCCAGAAGATAAAACTACGCCTAACACGGGTTTTGTGCCATTGGCGATTTCGTCTTTCAATTCAACTTTTTTTCTCATATTAATATTTGTTTTTCAATTTAACATTTGTGGTTTAAGTCGCCAACGGACACAAAGCCCGAAAACGTTATAAGCAATAAAATAAAATTGCCTACGCACTCGGTAACTTTATTAAATTCTCGCCTATTTCAATATACATTTTAATTGTTTGGCTTAAAATCCCTGCTTCACTATCTTTAATTAATCCTTTTTCACTAATGTATTTTAGCATTTCATTTACATCGTGCAAATGGGATTTTAATGCCATTGCTTCAATTTCTAAATGTGCTATAATCGTGTCTTTGTGTTGCTTTGCCATCCCTTAATTTTATTTTACAGCTTATAACAAAGGCTAAAAAGCAATTGCCAATAAGCGTGTTATCAAGCAGTATTTGTTATAGGCAACTGCTTTTAGCCTCAACCGTTATGTGCAATGGCGCGTGTAACGTACCGAACGAATAAAACAATTCCATTTATGACAAAAGAACAAGAACAACTTGCAGAACGAATAATAAAAATCCACCAAATCGGAAACGGTGTTTTTGATTGGCAACGTTCACTAACAATCTTTTCAAAAGACCCGTATGATAGATTGGTTGTAAAAAGGGCATTGGAAGACAAGAACTTGATTGAATCTTTGAACCCTAATTCTTCAGTAACACGCCTAAAAGAACCTGAAGGTTGGATTTTTACAACCTTTGAAGACGAGAGACAAAAGGAACAAGAAAAACAAAATACAAAAGCGGAAATGGAAACCATAAGAAAAGAAATTGACAAACTAACATTAAGGAAACTAACATACGAACAATTCCCTGCAAAATTTTGGTGGCTTATAATAATTGGAACTGCTATCATTTCTATTGGAGTAACTTTGGTAAATAATCAAATAGAAAAATCAAACAATCAAACAGAAATACAACCAAAAGAAAAACCCTAATTTCTATGGGCATAATTTGTTTTGCATATTTTAAGACACTAATTAAATAAACAATTGGGTAAATTAAGAACATATAAAACAACCTGAAGGACAAGTATAAACGAGAAAAGAAGCCACAGCACATAACATAAGATTTATGAAATACGCCTTGCAACTTGCGATGGACGTGCGTTTCAGTTACGTCATTGAATGGCGAAATGTTCGTGCTTTTATATTTCTGGGCGTACTTCATAAATCTTTCAAACGTTAGCCAAAATAAAAAACACTACCATTTGTGCTTCTTATTGGCGTTCCGTTCCTTTGCCCTGCGTTCCCTTCTGCTCTCCTTCCCACTCTTGTAATCTAACTGTGTCAGTTCCATTATTGGCGGTGCAGTTATCTTATATCTATTCGTTAGTTCCATCTGCTCTGGCTTAAAACCTCTTTGCTCTGCTTCATCAACTGTAACCACTTCTACATTCCCTCCATACTTTTCTTTCAAAGTGTGTAGAAGCAAAGATGTTTTCCCTGCCATCCCACCGCCAATAACTATAATTTTGTTCTCCGAATCCGTGTTTTTTACTTCGGCTAACACTAAATTACAAGCCATATTTTCATTGGCGGTTTCTGCGTTATCAATCTTTTTTTCTTCGTTCATAATTTTGTGGTTTAATCAAGTTTAGTATTTCAAATGCCAATGAAAAAACGGCTGTAATTCCTGTCCGTTATACCTCAATACCATTCCTTTCTTTCCACAACTCCAGTTGCATTGTTTTTATTTCAACAAATCCGGCAATGTCAATTTTATAATACCTCATAAAACAATTCGCTGTATATCTTTTTTGTGAACTCATAACTGAAAAACGAAACAAGCCAAGTATCTTTTTCAATGTTTTTAACCAAAGTGCCGGATGGGTAGTTATTACTTCGCCACTGGTTGGCTTCATCCAATGTTGAAAATTTATTTTCTTTAGAATGGCTCATCTTCTTTTGTTGATAAAAAGTTATTATTAGACATTAATTCCGTAACTTGGGTTTGGGTTCCATTGTTAAAATTCGTTGTAGTACCATCAAACTCGATATTTATATAATCAGTTGCCCCGTTACGATGCTTGGCAATAATTACCGTTGCTTGCCCTGCCGTACTATTTCCTTTTTCATCAGCCATTACACCATAATACTCCGCCCTGTAAATAAACTGGACCATGTCTGCATCCTGCTCAATTGCGCCCGAATCCCTTAAATCAGATAGTTGTGGCACCTTATTGCCTCCACGCCCCTCAACGGCTCTACTTAATTGAGAAAGTGCAACAATTGGAACATTCAACTCCTTTGCAATTGCTTTTATCCCTGAAGATATTTTTGATATTGCATCTTCTTTTGAAAATGCCTTTTCACCACAACTCATTAACTGAAGATAATCAATAAAAATAATATCAATTTTTTTTTCACGTTTTAATTTTCGTGCTTTATTTCTAAATTCAAACAAAGATAAAGCAGAACTATCATCAATATATATTTTTGAATTAATAAGCCCCTGGCAACTTGAATGATTTTGTCGCTCTTCATAATCGCCCAAACCATCCCTTAAATAGTGAGAAAGCGGAATGCCTGATTGTTGGCTTTGTAAACGTGCCATTAATTGAATTTCAGACATTTCTAAACTGAAGATAGCAACTGCTTTATTAAACTGAATTGCTGCATTACTTGCGTAATTTAGCATCAAAGATGTTTTGCCCATTGCCGGACGAGCTGCCAAAATTATTAAATCAGACTTTTGCCAACCACCAGTGATCCTATCAATTGCAGGAAAACCGCTTGGCGTTCCTGAATAACCATCTTTATTTTTTAAAATTTCTTGGTTGCGTGTTGTAGATTTTTCAAACAATTGTTGAATGGTTGTTGTTTTACCAACAATAACTTTTGAAGAAAGTTTAGTTGTGTTCTTTTCTTTGAAGTCAATTAAATCAAAAATATCGGTGCCATCAACATAAGCCATTTCAATTTCTTCGTTTGAGGTTCGTATTGCCTCCCGCTTAATAAACGACTCCACGATCATCAAAACATTCTGAAGGGTGCTTTGTGTGTTGGCAACACTATTTGTTAACGTAACGATTGAATAAGCACCCCCTACGGTATCTAATTCACCAGTGCGCCTTAACTCAGAAACAACTGAATTAATATCAACCTCTTTTCTTTGTGAGTGGAGTTTTATAATTGCTGTTGCAATAATTTGATGTTTTTCTTTGTAAAAAATATCGGGGGTAAAAAATTCAGCAATGTTATTTAATAAATAATTTTCAAGCATAATAGCACCAAGCACCGCTTCTTCAAGCACAATGTGTTGAGGTGGCAACTTGCCTTCGTTTATTTTTATGTTTCTTTTCTTTTCCATTATTTAGGAACAAATGGGGATGGTGTTGCTTCTTTTGAAATTAATTTTTTATCAAAGTTATTTTTATCCCAAGTAGATAATCTTTTTTTTAAATCCCAAAATTTTTGTGATTCCATTCTAAATTTTGTTTTTGATTTATTTGGTTCGGTCCAGTATTTGTAAAAATCATTAAGCATTTCTTTTCCGTAAACTTCTAAAAAAGGTTTAAGTGATTCCGAAAATTTTAATTTTCGGTCTTTTATATCTTTTTCTATTCTTATCTTATCTATTCTTATCTTATCTGTTGCTCGGTCGTTCAACGGTCGTTCAACGGTCGTTGCATTTGCGTTCAACAATCGTCTAAGCTCTGCTGACCTTTTTCCGGCTTCTGATGCTTGTTTTTTTTGTCCAGTAATTTCAATAAATTGTTCATCTAAAAAGTCAATTATTATATTTTCGCTTTCTATTTTAATTATTTTTTTTAAAATCAAACTATTAAATTCTTTTTCTTCACATTCCAATTTAGCATCCTCAACATTCATTAAACAACCCTTCTTCCAATACTGGCAACAAATACGCAAATACGAAACAATAGTGTCGTTGTGTTCGCGTTGTATTCTTCCCATCATCCAAGCAGATATGTTAAACTTAAACCACGTTAATTCCTTTGCCATATAATAAGGTTCGCAACCCTTGTAATTGGCTATTCATCGGCAAAGAGGAAGTGAGCGCAATTATTTTAGGTTGCGAATATTTTAAAACTATTTATTTTGTGAAATCATTTTTGCCGATGAATTTAGGTCGCAAAGATAGAAATTTTTTGAACTCGCAAGATTTATTTTTGTGTTTTTATTAACAATTATTTGTTTATTCAATCTCCAATTGTTCGCCAGGTACCGGCAACACTATCCCAAAACTTTCACTTGCCCACCTTATCAGCAAGTCCGTAAGTTCCACAAATTCCATTTTACCAAGTGTTGCAGTAGAGCCAAGATACTCAAAAACTTCGCCCGTCTTTTCAATTGCCATTTCCTTTTTTAAGAATTTATATTTGCAAATTTCGTGAATCTCATCTTTGGTATATCCAAGTTCGTTTCCAAGTATTCCCATTAACACCCACCAGTATCTGTTTTGTTGATGTGAGCGTGTTGATTTAAGTTTTTGAATACGAACCTCAACCCGTTTGCCGTTGAACTCACACAATTCTTTTTTGATTTGTTGGCGAACATTATTTTGCAGTTGCCCATCAGTTACATTTGAGTAGTAAGTTAATGTCATCTTTCAAACTGGCAATTAGTCATTAAATCCTTCATATATTTATCACGAATTATAACGGCTTGCTCGATGCGTTGGTTAATTAGCGCAACCATATTTACATCAGGAGTAACAACTATTTCGTGCCACATTGGTTTGCCATTGAAAATAATGAAGTTGAAAAAGTGGCATTGTTTTGTTTTGGTTGCCATCATTTCTAAATTCATTTGTGCGATGTATTCCTTATCAATGGCATCAATTCCTTTAGCAACCAAATTAAAAAACTTATTCGGGCGAGGGCATTTAATTTCAAGTACAGCATCCGAACCCACCAACCCATCAGGACTGGCACCGGCATTTTCGCCCATTTCAAAAAATCCAACTTCTTCAACTGAAATAAAATCCATTTCTTTCAACTCTTTAAATTTACGAAATGCAACCGGCTCTAACTGCTTACCACGCATCATATCAAAACTTTCAAAGTTATCTTCTTCATCACGCCCAAATACCATTTCAATCGCCTTTTCAAAGCAGTATGTTTCACCGGTGGCACCAAGTCCTTTAACTCCAAGTAGCTTGTGAATTTCAGAGCCAGTAAACCGCCCCAAGCGTGATTCAAACCATTCGTTACTGCCCTGTTGCATATTCCAAGTATTGTTTTTTTATTTCTGCTGTTATTGAATAACGCTTTTCAATATCAACTATTGATGCTCCAGCTTTTGCCGCCTTTTCAAAGTTTGCTTCTGTAAATTGTGGCTTTGTTTCCGAACGTGGAGGCATTGGGTTAATGCGGATTCCGCTTGTTATTTCCTTGCCAAACTTTACATTCTTATCAATGTATAGTTCAACTCTTATCATCTTCCAATCTTCAACGAATGGGCTTTCCTGGGTGCCGGATAGATACTTTACTATTTTAGAATTTCCTGCATTAAGGACCAGCGGTTTCATATCTTCAACAAAATAAGCAATGTTGAAATTACCTTTTTTACCTGCAACCGAATGTCCCATTAATTGCTTTACTTCTTTAATCGTAAAAATCAAAGGTTTTTTTGCTTCAATCAAATCTTCTAAATCCGCTGAAGCTAAATGGTCGGATTTGAATACCGCCCTAAAGTGATGCTTTTTTGTTTCCATTGTTTTTTGATTTAATTGTTATTTTATACAACCTCGCAAGTTCATTAACAACGTGCTGTTTCAAAATTACTCTCGGTGTCATTGGCTTACGATTAGCATTAGCCAAGTCCATTGATTTCATTAGTGCATCGTGAACCTCCGCAGGTATTCCAGTTAGATTAATTGATTTAGTTTTACTCATTATTTTAGTTTTAAATTTTGGCAAAGTTAGTAAAAGTTATTTAATGTTATTAATTATTATTTTAAAGTTTTCAACAGCTAAAAAATAGTTTGTTGTTTAGTTTCATTATCAAAGCGGTGGGTTGCTTCTTTCATATTTGCAATTGCCTGTTTGTAATAACTATCTTTTAACTCTATTCCAATTGCTTTGCGCCCCAAGGAAACAGGCGAATAAACCTCACTACCAACCCCCATAAAAGGAGTTAATACAACTTCGTTTTCATTGCTGTAAAGTTCAACCAATCTATCAATAACATCAAGTTGTAGAGGGTGAACGTGCTTTTCATCATCTTCCTCTTTCGCATCTCTAAATGGCAAAACATTTTTTCCATCAATATCATCCCAAACACTACTTGCGTAGCGTTGCCATATAATGTGAGAAAGTTTATTTGTTTTCGCATCTTTCCAATCTTTGTATTTTATTTTCAGGTGTTCAAACTTTCCATATTTTTCTTCCATCGCTGGTAACATTGGAGTAGTTCCAAAGTAGTGAGTAAATCCTGTTTCGTGTGTTACTTTAACTTTGTTTTCTCCCCCCTTGCGAAATATCAAAACATAATCAGGAACGGCAGTCATACACATGGTTGCATCTTCAACTATATTTTTGTGCATCAACGATTGAACCATTGTCCTCATTCTTACCTCCAACGGTTCTTTCCAAATCGTTATACGATTGTTGTAAGTGAAACCATACTTTTTATGCAGTTCAATTATTTCGTGCGGAAAATCCCATAAATTATGCTTTGTCGTGTGCGTTAAAATATCCTGACAATGCACAGCGTTTATCCTTCCTGGTTTTGTAACTCTTGACATTTCTTTTACAAGAAATTCGTATTGAGTTAAAAATTGTTCTTTGCTTTCACAGTTACTAAAATCTTTTTCGCTTGAACTGTAATTGTAAAGCCCCGCAAACGGAGGCGAATAAATTATTAAATCAATACTTGCGTCCTTAATAGTTGGCAGCACATCCATACAATCACCGTTGTAGATTGCGTATTTTTCTTTTATTAATTGTTCTTTTACTTTCATTTTTTTGTTTTTTTTAGGTTAAATAAAATTTGGTTTAATAATTTCTTTTGTAAATTCTTTTTTGCTCAAATCAACTAATCCATTTAAGGTTTTCTGAATTGATTCGTTAAATTCTTTTGCCTTTCGTGTTTTGTAAAGTAGTGTATCAATTACCCTCTTTTGTCCATCGCTTAAAAGCAAGTCAACAGTAACCGGCTTTGTTTGTCCGAACCTCCAAAATCTTCTTATGCTTTGGTAGTATTGTTCGTAGCTCCACGTTGGAAAGTAAATAGTGTGGTTGCAATGCTGCCAATTCAAACCGAATGATGTAATCTTTGGCTTTGTAATTAGCTTTTTGATGTTGCCATTTGCAAAGTTCAATAAAATATCTTCTTTCTTTTCTAAACTCATTCCACCTTTTAATTGCACCGCATCAATATCTAATTCATCCAACAAATCACCCTCATCATTAAAGTTGCACCAGTAAACGGAGGTATCGTAGTTGCCGCTTATTTCAACCGCCTTTTCACACCGTTCATGAAATGTTCCTTTCTGTTCCTCTCTTACCTCTGACATTGTCGCTGCAATGCCGTTAAACATCATTACCTGACCATTGATAACCCAATTCTTTACATTCTTAACGAACACTTTGTTTTCAATCAGTTCCGGTAAAATGTAGCGTTCATCTGAAAAACCCAAATCAGATGGTTTTTTTATTGAGATACTCCATTGATTTAACCAGTTGAAAAAATTATCTTTTGCGTGTGGTTTCAAATACCATTTACTACCAATGTCCTGCGGGCGTATGTTGTTTTCATTGTTCGCAAAAAATCTTTGTAGCATATCCATATAAGGCAAGTAGCCCAAACATTCGGAAGATGTGCCAAACTCAATATAATCATTTGGTGCAGGTGTTGCAGTTGATAAAAAACGGTATGGAATCTTTTTTACAAATGTTGTTACATTATTTTTTATTGCACCATCAAAGTTTTTTAAAATGCTACTTTCGTCAAGTATCACCCCGATAAAATCTTCTGAATTAAAATAGTGCAACCTTTCATAATTGCAGATAACAATTTTCTTTGTGTGTTTGCCCTCTTTGGAGTATTCAATATCATCAATTCCTAACTTTTCAGCTTCTATAATAAATTGAAATGCAACCGCAAGTGGTGTAAGTATCAGCACTTTTTTATTGGTATGTTCAATTATATTTTTCGCAATAGCTAACTGAATTAAGGTTTTGCCCAATCCAGTATCAGCAAAAATTGCCATTCGCCCCTTTCTCACCGCTTTTTCAATGATGTGTTTTTGAAAGTCAAAGGCAATTGCAGGAATAAACTTTGGCTCAAACCCACTGTTACCAATGGAGTGTTTTTTGTTTTCTAAAAATGTTTGATATTCCATAATTACTTCGCTTGATTTTTCAACACCCTGCAAATATCTTTTCTAATCTGTAACGGCACCTGCTCCAAGTACATTATTGAACGGCAGTTATCTTCAATCGTTGAATCTTGTGTTTCCGTAATTATTGCAGAATAGTTCGTTGGCTCACAAGTTGGAATTGACTTCAGGACACGAATACATTGCGCCTGTATGCAAATTAATACTATGGATATACCTATTGAGCCAAACAAATAGAAACGTTGCCAAAAGCGTTTATTCTGCTTTTCTTTTGTAAAGTCATCAATAATCTTATCAACCTTTTGTTCTTGCGTGAAGTGTGGATTGTTGAGCCACGCCATTAATGTTTCTTTTTCGTTTTTCATTTTGTTGAGTTTAGGTTGTTTAAATAGTCCACCGCTTGTTCAAGCGCAGTGGTAAATTCTGATTCTGTAGATTGTTCGCCCTTTGAATTTATCGCCTCCGAAGTTGTGCAATTGTGAATTAAGCAACACGATTCTGTTGGATAAGAAACTTTCAATGCTCCCCATTCACTATCATTTACAACCTTGTAAAATGCA